CCGGACGCCATCCGGGCAGATTCCGGACGGTCCGTCTGACCTGCCCGGATACCGTCCGGACGCGGTGTCCGGACGCGGTGTCAGGCGAAGAGCCAGACGATGACGATGCCAGCGCCGCCGGGGGTGCCGTTGACGCTGTCGCCGTCCCGGGCGAGGGCACCGGCCGCACCGCCGCCGAAGCCACGGCCCGCGCCCCCGCCGCCGCTGGACGCGCGCTGCCAACCGCCGTGACCGAGCCTGGACTCGCCGCCTTCGCCGCTCTGCCCCTGGTCGCCGGTGATGCGGAGAGGGCCGCCTCCGGGACCGCCGCCCTGGGCCATGTCACCGATGCCGGCGGTCGGCCCGGCCGTACCCGAGTAGCAGACCGGCGTGGCTCCTGACGGCATGACCACCTGCCCGCCGAAGCCGCCGTTCGCGGTGCACAGGCCGCCGAAGGAGCTGTTGCCGCCATTGCCGCCGTCGACGGTGGGGGTGCCTGCGGTTCCGGCGTCGCCCACGACGATCGTCTCTGCGGCGCCGAGCGCCGATACGTCGATCAGGCGCTCCGCATAGCCGCCGCCCGTACCTCCCGGTTGCGCGACCAGTTGACCGGCGTTCGCCCGCGCGCCCGCCGCCCCACCGCCGCCCGCCTGCACCTGGACGAAAATGCGCGACAGCCACGGGTAGTCGGCCTTCTTGAACGTCTCGGTGCCGGGCGTCCCGAAGTACAGGATGTCGCGGAGGTCGGCGCTGCCCGGGACGATTGTCAGCCGACCGTCGTCGCCAACGTCGAAGTACTCCGGGTCCACACACACGCTTGCCACGGGCTTGCTCCATCAGGGGAGTTCCAGCGGCCCGGCCCACAACCAGCGGCGTCGACAGAAGGGTAACCGCGTCAGCCTCCGGAGCGCGCCGCCAGATCCTCCGGCCACAGCACGACGCCGCCATCAGGCTCGGCCGCCCACCCCTTCGGACCGTGACCGGTCAGCCGCCGAAGATGGCGGTCCACGCCGCGTAGACGAGGAAGCCCAGGATGAACAGGACGACGCCGAGCCCGAAGAGGGCGTCGATGGCGTCGCCGCCTCCTCCGCCGCCCCGGCTCTCCGCCATCTGCCGGGCCTCCTGCTCCTTCATGTACCACGTGTGCCGGTCCATGTAGTCGCTCGCCTGCTGGCGGAACAGGTCTTCGTTCTGCTGCCGTTCCCAGTCGTCCATGGGTATGGCCCCCTCCTCGCGCGTTGGTTGAACGCTGCACATTAACCTCACGCGGGTGAGGCGGTCTCCCCCCAGCTGGAACGGCCGCGTGAGGTCAGGCATGTGACGACGATGCGGGCGCGACCATCACGTGCACGAGCAGGCCCGGCCCGGCCGGCTCGGCGACACCGGTCCCGCGGCGAGGCCGGGAGCGCCACACCCTGACCGTCACGTTCCACGCGGTGACCTCCTCCAACGCCGCCCACGCCGTCCGCTCGTCGTCGCTGGGATTCGGGTCCACCACGGTCGCCGTGACGGCCGGACGGCCGCTGTACGGGGCCGGGAACGCCCACGTGGCCCGCCCGTCCTCGCCGGTGGTCAACACGGCTGCGACAAGCCCGCCAGGGGTCGCCAGGAGCGGCGTGTGGGTCACGCTCTGCGGGGCCGGGTCGCGCTCCAGCGGGGCACCACTGGTGCGGGTCCGGCCGGCGATGCGGGCCCTCTGGTCGAGGCTGCGCAGCACTCCGCCGAGCGGGTTGCCGACCATGCGTCGGGCTGGTGTTCCACGCATGGCCATCTACGCCACCTCCGTTGCCGCCGCAGCGACCTGCACCTGCACGCTTTCCGTGCCGGGCGTGTTCTCGTCGCCGCCAGTCTCCGTGACTTTCACGCCGGTGATCTTGAGCCGCTGGGTGACCTTGCGGCACGTGCTGGCACTGGTGACGTCCAGCGCCCACCCGGGCACCAGGTTCGGCACGTCGATCGCCGCGAGCGGGCTGATGGTGACCTGCTGCGTGTCGATGAACACCGGCACCTGCGCCGAGGTGCGACGCCGCGCCTTCGCGGCCTGCACCGCCGACGCGGCGTCGGTGATCTCCGTCATCTGGATATACCGCTCATGCAGCCCGTACACCGGGTCGGTGCCGCCGTCCGATCCGATGACGCCGCTGTCATCGCTGCCTTCGACGATCCAGCGGGTGACGAGGGCCTTGCCGTCGTCGCTGACCTCCAGGCCCTCGGGCATGTCGACGTCCGACAGCCGGCCTACGGACACGAGGTGCGTCTCGGGCAGCAGCAGGAACGTCGACCCGATGACCGTGTAGTCAATGCCCGCCTCGGCGAGCTGGTCGAGGTGGTCGCCGCTCTGCCCGACCCCGGCCGTGTACGAGCGGGAACCGCTGACCCCGGCCTTGCCGATGATCCGCACTGTGTGGCCCGGGTCGTCGGGGGCGAATCCGTCGTCGATCAGCCACTCGGCGATCTCCGACAGGTCGACGTTCGTGAACGTCTTGTTCTCGTGCGGCACGCGGTCGTTCAGCCAGACCGAGAGATCTTCGGCCAGAATCTCGACCTGCCCCAGCGACCAAGTGACCGACGTGACCGGCCCGTCCCACACGTACTGGCTGTCCCTGAAGATGACCAATCTTGATCGCCAGGACCCGATGGTGCCGAGCCGGTTGCAGCAGTCGCCATCCGGCTGGATTAGGGCCCGCGCGCTGCTCGTCCCGTCGAGCACGCGGCTCCATTCGCACTCGGTCAGGACGTTGGCCACTGCGACCGTAGCGCCGTTCCTATCGAGCACCTGGGCGGTATGCGTACCGCAGCCCGCTGCCGACATCAGCGCCCCCTGCCCGACACGCTCAGCGTGATCAACGAGTCCAGCGCCGGCGGGCTCTCCAGGTCGCTGGAGATGCAGACGCAGTACTCGGCACACTCCAGCGCCTGGTACGTCGGCGGCTGCCCGTCGCGGCCGTAGACGTCGGGGCTGGACTCGCAGACGCCGCCGCACTCCACGGTGGCCCGGCCGGTCTGCCCGTCGAGGGTGACGGCGCCTCCGGCTGGGACGAACGTGACGTGCCAATAGTTGGCGGGAGAGCAGCGGTTCATGTCGGCGACCTGCTCGCATGTCAACGTCTGGTCGCCGTGCTCGTAGACCTCGATCGTGATGTTCCGCAGGTCGCTGGACCCGGCCCGCAGGGTGACGATCGGGACGTCCGAGCTCCAGTTGGGCCGCCCTGTCAGGTCCATTTCGTAGCAGGCCCGTTCGGCCGCCAGCGGCAGGCAGAAGCAGGTGTTCAGCGGGGCCCCGGGCAACGGCGGCGTCGACGGCCTACAGCGGGGGTCGGCACACGCGGCCGTCGGGTCCGGGCAGGCCGCGAACCGGCAGCCGCCCGCGCACTGGTCCGGCGGTAGCAGGCACCACTGGACGCAGGAGCCGTCCAGGTCCATCGGCGGGGTGACCTCCAGCACCGGCAGCGGGTCGGTCCACAGCCACGGCACCGCGGCGGTCATCACCCATTCCACGGTGAGGATGTCGGCGCCGCTCTGGCACGCGCCGGACTCGCAGCTGCTGCCCGCGCGGGCGGTGACCTTCGGCCCGTCGACAAGCGCCACCCGGCGCAGGGTGCGCCGGTGCCTCGAGTTGAAGGTGGCCGCGTCCAGTTCCTCACCGGGACAGCAGCTGTAGACGGTCAGGCAGTCGCCATCGCAGCCGCCGGTGCCGCAGCCTTGGAGGACTTCCCCCAGCCAGTGCAGCCCGTAGTCGACGCCGCAGCACGTCGAGCCGAGGACGAGCGCGGTCACGGTGATCGGGCGGGGCAGCGCCCGCGCCGGGCCGATCGCACCGCCCCCTGAGACGCCGCCCGTCACCGACCGCTGTACGGGGTAGTCGTCGAGCCCGTCGACCTGGAGCACCATGACGCCGGCGAACTCTGCGCTTTCGGGCACGTCGGCGTCGTACCAGGGCGCCGGACTAGCCGTGTCGCCGGGCGTGGTGTACGGCAGCTCCTCCAGCGTCGCCGCCGTGAACGTCGGGCAACCGCAGCCGCTGTAGCCGTCCAGCGGGGAGCCCACGGTGTCCAGGTAGACGTTCAGGCGGGAGTGGTTCACCACCTCGACGCCGCCGTAGTTCATGTACCAGTCGGTCGCCATCAGCCGGTCACTCCTGCCGCGAGCACGAACCGGGTCAGGACCCGCTGCGCCGTGACGTGCGCGGAGCCGACTTCCCGGATCTCCCAGTGGTGGTTGTGGATCACGTCGCCGCCGCTCTTACCACGTCCGAGCCCGGCGAGGCCCTTCGGATCCAGTCCGGCCTGGCGCAGCCTCTGGCTCCTCGTCAGCGGCACCACGTTGCCGCCGCCCAGGCCCGGCGCGGCATCGGCCATGCCGGACAGCTGCGAGGACACCCCGCGCACGAGGGCCTGCGCCGCCTGCCGAGAAGCCGCGTACAGTGCGGCCATCCGGCTGATGAAGCCGATGTGGAGACCGGCACCGGTCATGTCGCCGAGGTGCATCATCACGCGCGACGGCGACTTGATCCGCAGCGCGGTCCGGATCGACGCCTCCATGCCCTTGGCGATCTGCAGCATGAGCTGCTCGATGTTCTTGCGCTGCGCCTTCAGGCCCGCCAGGAAGCCCGCGCCGGCCTGCTTGCCCGCGTCAAAGAGGACGTCCGCGCTGGTGTTGCCGAGCGCGCCGCTCGCCTTCGTCAGCTGCGCCTGGAGGCTGCTGAGTCGCTTCAGCTGGTCCGACGTCGACGCCTTCAGCACGTCGGCGAGCTGGGCGCCCTGCACGGGGCCGAGGCCGATGATCTGCTCCAACAGATCCTTCGACAGGCCCCGCTTCGCCAGGTTGGTGATCTCGGCGGTGAACCTCTTCACCTGGTCGATGCCCGCCTGCAGACCGGCCTGGAGGCCCTGCACGGTCAGCTTGTCCTGGCCCTGCGCGAGGTTCTGCAGCGAGAACGAGTCGACGGCCGCCTTGGCGGTGTCGGCTGCGAACTTCGTCGCGTCGGCCAGCTTCTGCACGAGGGCGTCGCGCTGCGCTGCGAGGTTCTGCAGCTTGGTGTTGCCGGTCTGGAGCTTCGACACGAGGACGTCGTCGATCCGGGTCTTCTTGCCCTGGAACGCTTTGGTGATGTCGCCGGTGACCTTGTCGACCGTGGACTTGATCTGTGCGGCCGTGCCGGTCGCCAGGCTCTTGACGAAGCTACTTCCGGTCTCCTGGCCGATCTTGGCGACGTCGCTGACGAGCTTCTTCGCCGCCGCCTTGATCTGCGCCGCCGTGCCGGTGATGCCGACGACGAAGCCAAGGCCGGTGAACCGGCCGATCTTCGTGAAGACCTTCGACGGCGAAGCGATCTGGAGCGTGTTCTCGGCCGCGGTGATGGCCGCGCCCGCCATGTCCTGTGCGGCGGCCGCGATCTGCCCGGAGCCCGCGCGGATTCCGTCGACCATGCCCTGTACGACCTGGCCTCCGACGTTCGACAGCAGGTCGGCGATTCCGGCGAGGGCCCGGCCGAGTGTGGTCAGTGCGCTGTTGGCGGCCGTGCCGTTCGACGCGGCGGTGCCGGCTGCGGCGAGGGTGCGGGCCTGGGTGACGCCGAGGATGTCGAGGAGTCCGGAGCGGGCCGCGAGCTCGGCGGCCCGCTTGGGCTTGGACAGCGGGATGACGACCTCGGGCCCGGCCTCGCCGATCAGGGCGTGCGTCGGCCCGTAGACGATGCCGCCCCGGGCGAACGGCAAGTACTTCCTGACCGCACTCGGAATCCCGCTCTTGATCTTGGACATGATCTGAGAGCCCACGTTGCCGATGGCGCCCACGATCCTGGAGCCCAGGCCCGAGAACAGCGAGACGACGCCGCTGATCAGGCTCGACACGGCGCTCCGGGCGGAGCTGGCCGCCGAGTGGAAGGCGCCCGCGATCTTCGATCCGACGCTCGACAGGGCGCTGCCGATCCTGCCCGGCAGCCCGGAGAAGAACGACACAACCGACGACCCGGCGGAGCGGGCGGCGCCCAGCGCCGAGGAGCCGGCCGACCGGAACAGGCCGGCGATCTGGCCCGGCAGGGCCGCTAGAGCGGAGGCGATCCGCCCTGGCAGCGAGGCGAAGAATGAGGCCGCCGTCGACAGGAACGACGAGATCGCCGCGGTGGTCGCGTTGAACCCTGAGACGAAGGCGTTCAGCAGGAACGAGCCCAGCGAGGACAGCGCGGCAAGGATCCTGCCTGGCAGCTCGGTGAAGGTGAAGACGATCCCGGCGATCAGCGTCAGGATGGCGATCGCGACGCCGGCGACGG